GTAACTTAGTTACATTTTGTAATTCAATTTGTCTTACAACAGGATCAACTAAATCACGTGAACCATTATTGTATAAATCTAAATATAAAACACTTCTTACCATTTTCTTAAGTATTATGGGGGATAAATCCCCCCTGTTTAAATTATTTTACTGCCATTTGAATCACTTTTGGATTCATCATAAGTTTGCTAAACTTAGATTTATTACCATTTAGTATTGTTCTAATTACATAGTAATTAAGATCAGTACCAAAGATATCCTCAGTAACTAACAAAGAAATTCTATTGATCATTGGATCAGGAATACTATGTGTAGTTGCGTAATTCAAACTAAAATTTACAAGTCTTGTTGCTAGAGTACTAGCAATGTCTGCTCTATAAGAAGCATTCTCTCCAATTGTACCATTAAGAACACCTTTTACATACTTCTCATCTTTTGTAAGCATATCTTCAGGTGTTATCAACTTATCTAGTTTGTTATTAATAAACAAAGTAAACAAGCTTGCAAACTCACTACCAACACTACCCTCACCAATATTCTGAATAAGATTTAACTTATCTTCAAATACTGGAATAGAACTAATAGCATTAAAGAATGTAGTAATACTTCTTGCATTTGTCTGTGTTGTAACCAGTTCAGGATGCATCAATAAGAAGTTAATACATCTAGTATCTAGTTTGTTTGCTTCTGCCCAACGTGCCCATACTTTGATATCAAACTTAAGATTAGCTGTGATATATCTGGTTCTCTGTGCATTATCTGTTGAGTTTACCAAGTAATCACCATTATCTGGATTACTAGTTAAGATGATATGCCAATCCTGTGGTAATTTCCAAGAGATATACTGTTGTCTATCAATTAGTTCCATAACTGCTTGAATGAATCTTACATCTGCACGATTCCAGTCATCAAGAATTAATATACCACCTGCTGTTTTATCTGCAATCCATTCTGGTGGACAATAAGACATTCTCTTTAATCCTGTAAACTGATAACCTCTGCGAGTATAATCTTCTACTGCATGCTCATCAGCCCACATACATTCTCCATCTTTACAAACTTCAAATTGTCTAATAGGAAAACCTACTAAGTCACCCAATTCTTCTATCTGTGCAAGATTAATCTTTACACAATTAAAATTTAGTTCATCTGCAATTTGTAGGATAGCTGATGTTTTACCAATACCAGAATCACCCATTACTTCTACAGCAACTGAAGGTTTACCTTGTGCTTGTAAGTATCTATTATTTTCTACAATATGCTTTACAAAATCTTTGACTTCGTCAATATTCAAATTTACTTCTTTTGCCATCTTAATTTAATTTTATAACATTTCCTGGTAACTCATTATTATCATGCGATTGTGCAGATAATACCCATAAACATCTACCTCTTGGTACTAATTGAGTACTGCATTCACCATCTGTAAAATAGATAAGTGAACAATATTTCTTATTATTATTATACATTTCAATTACTGGTTCAAATGAGGTACCACCTCTACCATGTAATTTTATTTCTTTTCTAGGATTATATTCTTCAATTGAACTGATAGCAGAATCACATTGTACTACTGTTATTTCGGTACCAGTTTTATGAATATGATTTATTTCCTGAAAGAATTCTACAAGTTCTTTTTGTGAAACAGAACCAGATGTATCTACAGCAACAAGAATATGTTTTTTAGGTTTAATCTTTAAACCAGGACTATCCTCGTATCTTTTATTAAATTTTCTTCTTAACTTCTTAGTAAATATCTTGCTAGAACCTCCAGCAAATCTTCTAAGATAACCTTTCCAGTCAAACTTGGGTTCTTCCTTTAAATTTATTTTATCTAATAAATTAGCAATAAGTCCAGGAATTTGACCTTTAGCTTTTTTAATTTGATCAGCAACTTCATTCATTAAATGATTAGCTTGCTTTTCAATTAGTTTTTTAGTTGATTCATCTAACTCATCAAACTCATTCCATGTAGAATGATTAGTAGGATGATCTGGATTATTAGCTAATTGTTCTAATAAATCATTTAAAGCTTTTGATTTATTATTCTGTGCAGCATCAAGAAGGATTGTATAATAAGTCTTAGTACCTTCCTTTATTCCTAAACTTAATTCAGGAAAACTTTTTGGTAGTAATGCTCCTTCAGGTAATTGATGTCCATCTATATATTGATTAATTTCAATATCTGCAGCAATATTAAATATTCTATGATCATTCAGAATATCTCTAAGAGATAAATGATGAAAACAGATATGTAATAGCTCATGTTTTAATAAGCCTATTTTATGATCTTCAGATAAACTATTCCAGAACTCTGGATTTATAGCCAACTGAAAATTGATATTATTTCTTGATACACCTGCAGTAGGTACATCTTGTCTCCATACTTTATTAAGCATAATGAGAAAGAGCCCATAGAAGGGCTCTTTTAACATTAATGACTTACTAATTTTCTCTAATGATTCATTATCTGTCATGTTTCTTTTGTTTATAAAATCTTCCTAAGATATTACCATTTAACCATTCATCTGATTCAAGCACTTCATGTACAAATTGATACTTAGTTTCATAGTAAGATAGTTCTGTTTTAGAATGACATATCCTAAGTATTTCCCTACGTATAGGACAACCTTCTTTATGTAAATTCTTCAGTACTAAGTTACTACTATAGTAATTTTGATATGTCATCTTCCTTACTCTAGTATATGTCTTCTTACGTTTATCTTTAGGTAGATTCTTCTTAAGAATTTTTGCTTTTGCATCAGTAAAGAAATTCTTTCTACCAATGTAACTAACTATTCTACCTTCATATGTTGTATCCATTTTATATATGAATCCAATTGCATCATCTGGTATCATTTCATCAGTAAATACCATTCCTTTATATATCCAGCTCATTTTATAATACTTTTAAGTAAAGAGTATAAATTTAATTTAACTTCTTGGGAACCATGATCTTTAACAGAATCTGATATATCTTTAGACATATCAAGATTAGCATATGGTAGATTATACAAACTGTTGTATTTAAGCATTGCTCTTAATCCAGCATCATCATTGTCAAGGATAGTAATAATCTTTTGATATTTTGATTTTAGAATATCAATTACAACTGGTTCAATAATAGTATTCTCACTTGCTGGTGCTATAAATTCTACAGGTAAACCTAAACTATTAAGAGATAGACCATCTTTTAAAGATGATACTATAACCAAATATTTATGTTTATACTCCAACTGATCAAGACCTTGTATGTGAGATTTAAAAGTTAGAAACTTATTGTCTTGATTATATGGTTGATATATTTTATATATCTCACCATTGCTATCAAAATAACCATAGATCATTCTACCTCTTAAGTCTATTATCTTATCACCTTTCTTTAAGATAATATCACAAGGTTTAACATTATATAGTTCTAATAACTTAGAACCAATGTTAAACTTAGACCAGAATTTAGCATCACGTTGTGTCCAGGGTTTGATTTCAAAACTATCAACTACTGTTTTATCTTTAGGTTTAAAACTTTGCTTAATATATATTTTTCCATTACCATGATAAGACTTGTAATCATTAATGATCTTGCTTATCGTTTCTCCATATGTTAATCCGTATACCTTTTCAACTAAATTAATAGCTGTACCTCCATTACCAGAGGAAAAATCTTTATAGAAATATCTTCCATCTTTATAGAAGATCTTCATTGATGGTGTTTTCTCGTTAGGTTTAAATAATGATTTTAAGGTTATATCCTCTCCCAACAAACTACCTGATAAACCTGCATAATATTCAAATATCCAACTTTCTGGAACATCACTAATTGAAAATAAATCTTTGGTTGAGAGCATAATATTGAAATAAAAAGGGCGGGTGTTAGTGCCCGCCCAAATTTATAAAATTCTAATGATTATAATTCAAAATCATTACCAACAGAATTACTCACAGGAAGAGATCCTTCAAATAAATCTACTGGTGCTGATGTTGGTGCCTTACTCAATTTCTTGATATGAAGTTCATTGTCAAACACAATAAGAGCACCTTGATTAGCAGTATCTACTGATTTAATTGCTTCCATTGGCTTAGATGTCTTATCAAATTTTGGAAAGAATAAGTCATAATTAATATAACCATTTTTTTCATATTCCTTACCAGATACTACTGCATTAAAGTAGATATTCTTGAACGGTTTAGATGCATCAAGATGAGAAATAAAATCCTCTATAGTACTAAACTTATTATCTTGAGCTTCAAACCAGTCATAAAAACCTAACTCTGTAGCTACATTCTTTACAAACTGTAAAATTGTTCTATCTCTTTCAATTTTAATTCCTGATTTAGTCATACCATCAGAAAATGGATAAGATCCTGCTTTAATTCTACCAATTTGACCTAGGTGTTTACCTTTTGATGTATCATCTTTATCAATGAAGAAACCATCTAAACCTTCTACAGGTTCTGTTTCACAATGTAAAGTTAAATGATATGCATCTTCTTTATAAGATACTTTGTCTAAAGTAACAGAATTAATCTTTAACACTTTAGCTCCAGGTAATATACTCTTTGACATACCTGATCCCGATGGGATGTTTTTTGTACTTAGCATAGTTATTTATTTAGTTGTTCTCGTAATTTAAAATTGTTGTTCTTACAAATTCTAGGTCATTGGGTATTTCAAATTCATTGAACATACCTTTTGGTGATTTACATGTGTTTTCTCCATTAGTTTGAGTCTCATAGATATATCTAATACCTTTGTCTTTGTCTTTTCTTGCTTTTGCAAATAGGACAATTGAGAATAAACCTTCTAGAGTTACCGTGTTGTCAATCATTTTACCAATGGTCTTTGCTTTAATTCTTCTATTA